AGAAACAAGTTGTGTTGCAGTTACCGTTATAACAGCATGTAGTACATGTTGTAAATTTACCATTATAGGTAACAGTTGAAGTAGTACAGTTAGCGTAAGCTAGTGTTGCTACCATACAAAGCCAAATGGCTAAAACGATTTTTTTCACTTAATTCTCCTAAATGTCATCGTCGGGGTTGAAATTAAATGACAGTTGTGCTGCATTGGAATCGGCAGTAACTGTCAAACTACCATCCTTTTCTTCTTGTACTAATGTGCCGCCGCTTAGTTTCCTTAAAGCCTCATCCACTTCACCTAGCTTGAAACGATATACACCGCCAACCTTTAATGAAGGAATAAGATTTTGTCGGAGCCATGCACGTACAGTTGATACTGATACAGCAAAGTGTTTTGCCACATCTTCTATTGCAACGTATGATTCTTCCATTATTTGCTTCTCCTTACTGTTACTGAATATTCCATGTTTGCGTTGAGTCCTGGGGGTAATAGATCAGGGTTCTCTTCTAAAAATGCCTTCATATTGGATTGGTTAATAGACTTCACCAGTAGTTCAGGCACACCATGCTCAAGAATAAACTTGTTCATGGATTCCCAATCGGATGTTGCGTACTTAGTTCTTACGGTACGGTATACAACACCAGCTTCGGTTCGTATGCTCTCAACACCAAGGTCTTCCATTTGATGAATGATTGCTGATTTTATAGTACTCATGTCGGTTTCTAACTTACCGATCTTCTGCTCAAGCTCATGTGCAAGCTCGGCTTTTTTATCCCGCATCTTAACGTATATACGGGTTAGCTTTTCTAAAGGGACACTGTCCCCTACAACTTCGTTGTCTGACATCATATTCTCCTGTTTGTAATGATAGCGGCACTTTTGTTTTCTCACTATCAGTGTTAATACTATACTACTCTAAACTAACTTAATCAAGTAAATTCTTGTAAAGCTCAACTAATTTTACATGATCTTCAATTTTACTATCAAGCATTTTGTATAAGTGCTTTTCAACGTTGCTTCCTTGCAACCTTACAATTGTAACTGGGTGTCTTTGTCCTGCACGATGCACACGAGCATTAGCTTGCGCATATGTTTCTAATGATGATGTTGGACCCCACCACACCACTGTATCAGCCGCTGTAAGCGTTACACCATGTGCCGCCGCCTGTGGTTGTATTACTAAAATACGTGGGTCAGGGGACTCTTGAAAGCGCTTAAATATATCTGTGCGGTTGTTAACACTTACATCGCCATTGATAATTTCTGTTGTAAATCCGTCACACTTTAGTTTATCCGACAAGATACCGATGGTATGTTTGAACGGCACAAAGATTAAAACTTTTTGTTTTGTTTCATCAACTACTTCACGTAATACTTTATATCGGTTCTTAATATCAAACTCTAATGTCTCCCCGCTATCAGAATAAACAGCACCACAAGATATTTGTAGGAGTTTGTTTAATCCAACTGCAGCGTTTACCGCCGTAATCTGCTCCCCAACTGCCGATACTACCAACTGTTTACGTAACAACTCGTAGTACTTCTTCTGCATTGGGGTTAATTCGACTTCACGGGATACGTATGTCATATCAGGTAAGTCCAAACATTCTTCTTTAGTAAAGCGTATGGCTGGCTGGAGTGCTTGGTGTACCGTCTTATCTGCATCAGGCTTGTTTATCCAACGAAACTGCGATACCTTATACATCACCATATCTTTAAACGCTGAATAAAACCTTGGTACTCCTTGAGGGTTTACTAGCTTTGCCAACCCGTAAGCGTCTACTGGGGACTGTGCGGCTGGTGTCCCTGTTAGCATCCATAGCCATGTGTCAGGCTTAAGAATCTTGTTTAATGTCTTCCAGCGAGTAGTGGTAGGATTCTTATATGCGTTAGCTTCGTCAATAACAATTAGATCAAACCCACCATTTGCTATTTCTTCCTGCACAATCTCTACACCATCATAGTTAATGATGACAAACTCTGCTTCCGACCTAATAATTCTTGAGCGTTTAAACTTGTTACCATAGGCTATATCTACGTGGCGGTGCATGGCAAACTTAAATAGGTCTGCTCTCCATGCCGAATCCATAATAGAAAGAGGGCAGATAACAAGCACACGTTTAATTCGCCCTAGCTTCATTAGGTAATCTGCTGCCCAAATAACTGATCCTGTCTTACCTGTGCCTTGTTCATTAAGACAAAACGCACGGCGATGTATGGTTAGAAATGATGCAGTAGTTTTTTGATGGTCAAACGGCTTATGTAATCCAGGCCAGTTGTAATGTCCCATGATTGGTGATGGGATGTTTTTTATGTTTAAGTTCTTTAAAACTTGTACTTCATCTAAGCCCCAATTAACGGCAACCTGATTCTCACCAACGGCTCGGCTCTTTGGTATTACTGTCGTAACTTTGTTTGGGTTACGTAGGTTTAGCAACAAAACTTTATTATCTATTATTTCCATTTTTTTCTAGTTCTTTATGGAGATGTTTTATTAAGTTAATTGCTCGTTGGAAAAGAGTGTCATAGCACTCAAATTTTATTATTACGTAGTTTTTAGCTGTTTCTAGCTCTTTAACAACGTATGCAACTCGTTCGTCTGTGTTCAAATTATTCTCCTGTGCAAAGCAGTATCAGGCAAAAGCGGTCTCCCGCATTGCCTAACATCGTTTAATTCTACTACAACTATAAGTCTTATTTAGACTTTTTTCTTTCTTTCTTACTTACTTCTGATACAAGATTGCTCTTGCCATCACGTTTAAAGGATCGGTTCTTTGAAACACTTTGTACGCTGTAACCGTCTTTGTTAGACCCACCTTTATCTAAAGCTTTTCTATGGGCTAGGTCTTTACCTTCTCTACTTTCGGCAGTCTTATCTTTGTCTAGTGGGCTGTCAGCATGCTTCTTATCATATGCACGTCTTAAGCGTTGACGTTCCATACGTCGTTCAAGTTCACCCCTAGCTTGTTGCTGGTCATATTCTTTTTTGTAAGGTCTAGGTTTATTTACATAAGGCATTTTAATTTCTTCCGTTGTGAGGACACTCTAAAACGGGGCAGTATTTCTTGCATAGCCCACTTGGGCGAGGATTCCAAACGTCATTCTCGTAAGCGAACTTAAGCCTGTTGAATTCTGCCAACCACTTAGCCCACATTTTATCCTGATTCTCCCCATCATACGAGTCCTTTATGAAGTTCTTGCTGACCACGAAAAACAAGGCTCCTTTGACCCTTTCTACTTCAGGAAAGTGCTTAAACATGGCTAAAGCCATTAGTTCTAGCTGGTCAGTATCCGCATACTTAGCTGACTTTCCCGTCTTGTAGTCTAGGCAACGTGCTTCCTTGCCATTGAGGATAACAAGATCAGCCACCCCTCTCCACCATACATTAGGGTCTTTGAACCCACAAGGCTCTAAATTAGCTGTTAAACCCATTTCATACTCGCACAACTTCTCGCCTTCCAACTGCTTTAGATTATCCAAAGCGTTCTTAACAAAACTAAATTGTGGGGGTATGGGCTTATCTTCCTTAATGTATAATTCCGCCGCCTCATGGAAAGACTTGCCGTACATAATGGCATCCGTGGGTGGGTCTTTAACATCCCTAACCACCCGTAGGTGGTAATACTTCTTAGGACATTGGTCAAACAACTTAATGCTTGAGTACGACCACGCTGGAATCTTAGTCAAAATCTACCTCAATCTCATAAGATTTATCCACATCTCTAAAGTTACCCAAAAGGATTTGCGCTGACAACATATCTTTAGTGTTACCCATTGCTTGCGCTAAATGCTTAGTGTATCTACTGTTTATTTGTTCCAACATTTCTTCTACTGTTTGGGTTTCAGTCTTGTTCATTAAAATCTACCTCAATTTCATAGCTTGGTTTCTCAGCAAAGACAGGCATACGAGGATCATCTTTATATTTATCGTATTCAATATCAAACAATGCTTTAAGTCCTGGCATTAGTTCTTTTAATAAGTCACTCCTGCTTATTGTCACAAGCTTCTCCTGATATATGGGTTAGTAATCTTATGTCTACAAAAGCGTTCATCATGTATTCGTGTGCCTCACCAAACCGACGACTATTCATAGCATTTTCAAAGCCACGTAGGTTAGCTCTAGCACGTAATAATAAATCTGCATAATCAAAAACAACTGCGCCCGCAGGTTCTAAATTCATACTATTCCTCATCTAAAAGTTCTCTTAATTTATTTGATCTT